AGGGCTCTGGTGGATGCCGTGTGCCTAGGCGGGCAGACGGTCAGTGCGGTGCTGTCTGCGCATGGTTGGGCAGACAAGGGTGAGAACCGTGCTTCTGCCAGGCGAGCGCTTTGCAATGCTTTGGATCGTATGGCCATGGCCTATGCCCCGCCTCGTAAGCCAGATGGACTTGACGCTTAAGTCCGCCGCCTGCATCTTAATCCCTATCATCGACACGTGCGCCCGGAGCTTCCCTCCGGGCGTTCGCATTTCTAGGGGGGTTGGACATGGATACGTCTATGTCCATCGACACCGGTGCGTTCACTCTTGCCCTGCGCCAGATGGCTGAGCGTGATCTGCGCATCGCTGCGACCTGGGCATTGAACGACATGGCCGAGGATATCCGCCTCGATGTGCAGAAGCGGATGAATGTGGTGTTCGATCGTCCGACACGCTGGACGTTGAACTCGTTCGAGGTGGTCAAGGCAAACCCGACAGGGTTGCAGGCTGTCGTGCAACAGCGGGCTGGCTCTGCCTCGCGCCACTATCTGAGGGTCGAGGAAGAGGGCGGGCCGCGTCCGCAAACCGGGTTCGAGACGTTGCTGTCTCGCAGTCTGGCCTATGAGGGTGTGATCCAGTCTGTCGTGCCCGCCGACAATGCCCGGATCGATGCATACGGCAACTGGTCGTCAGGTGAGAAAAGCCGGGTGCTGTCGGATCTTCAGGCGCAACGGGATGGCACGGCCAACAGCACGGCGGCATCGCGCAAGCGGCACCGGGCAAGGGCGCGCTACTTCCTGCCCAAGGGTGGGCTGACTGCCAATGCGATCTACAAGCGCGAGGCCAGCGGGCAAATCGGGGTGGTCGCTGTGATCAGTGCCAAGGTGCCAGTCTATCAACAGCGCCTCGGCTTCTTCGACAATGCCGGTCGGGTCTTCGAGGCCAAGATGCCGGGTCATCTTTCTCGGACGCTGGCCAAGATGATGGCGAAGCGCTTCGGGTAGGCCTTTGGGTCCTTCCGGGGCATCTGCCGCACGCGGGTAATTCGCACCCCGCAGGTTCAGGCCTGCTTAACTCTCTGGAAAGCCTTAACCGACCGGCTAAACATGAAAAGGTCGGCTTAACTCTTGCAGAAATGCACAGAAAGGGATGCCTGATGCTGAATGCGACGCAACTGGCTGACAGCCTGGGCGTCTCCAAAGCTCGGGTGTCGCAATACGTGTCCGAGGGCAAGCTCGACGGGTGTTATGAGGGTGAGGGGCGCTCTCGGCGCTTCGATCTGTCGAAAGTGCAGGCGGCGCTGCAGGGTCGCCTCGATCCGGGTCAGATGATGGGTAACGGCGCCGCGACCAAGCGGGCCTTGTCCGATCTGGCTGACCCGAGCGACGTCCCTTCCGATTTGCGGCCGCGCGCTACGCCAAAAACTGATGGCGCGCTGTCGCCGCGTGATCCCGACCGCTACGAGCTGGCGCGCATCCAGAACGCGGAAGAGGATGCGCGGCGCAAGCGTCGGGACAATGAGCGGGACGAAGGGCGTTGGGTTCTCGCCGAAGAGGTCGAGCGGTCGACGGCAAAGCTGCTGTCCCGTGAGATCGGGCAGTTTGAGACCGTGATCCGCGACGGCGCCCGCGCCATTGCCGATCGAATGGGCGTCGATTTCCGGGAGGCCCGTCAGATCCTGATGCAGGTCTGGCGCGCCCATCGTGGGGACAGGGCCGAGGTGCTCGCGGGCGAATCCGCTGAGGCACCGATGACCGCAGCCGAGCAAGAGGCGAACGGCTGATGGGGTTCCTTGGATCTGCGGAAGCGGCGGTGCTTCGCGGCATCGCTCTGGCGATCCTTCCGCCACCGCCGCCGGACATCACGCGCTGGTGTGAGGAGAATATCGAGTTTGACGAGCGGTCGCCGTTTCCCGGGCCGTTCCGTATCGACCGGTTCCCGTTCCTGCGGCGCATCCATGACGTTCTGTCACCGGAGCATCCCTGCCGGGAGGTGACGGTGCGCGGCTCGGCGCAATGGGGCAAGACAGTATCGGTCCTGAACCCGACCGTCGCCGCCTGGCATGAATATGGTCCGCTCGACAGCCTGGTCGTGCATCCCACGACCTCTTCGGCGACCGAGTGGGTGCGGACAAAGTGGATGCCGATGCGGCGACAGGCTCTGAGCCTTCGGGTGATTTTCGGCGACGGGCGCGGCGAGCAGACCGACACGCTGCACAATCAGGAGACCATCCGGCGCGATGGAAGCCTGAAAGTGGTCTCCGCCGGTTCGCCTGACGACCTAGCTGGCACCACGCGGCGCCTCGTCCTGATGGACGATGTGTCGAAGTTCGAAATGACGCCGAAGGGCGATCCTGAGCAGCTTGCCGTCAGCCGGGCGGCAGGGTTCGAGGATGCAAAGATCGTGCGCATCTCGACACCGCAGGTCGTCGGGACGTGCCGTGTGTCGCGGGCGTTCACCCGATCGACGCAGGAATTTTACCATGTGCCATGCCCGCATTGCGGCAACATGGCGCCCCTGACCTGGGAGAATTTCCGGAAGAACCTGCAGCCCGAGAAACTGGCTGCGGCGCATTTCACCTGTGAGGCCTGTGGCTGTGTGATCGACCACAGCCACAAGGTTGCGATGGTCGCTGCAGGTCGGTGGGTGGCACACAACCCGGCCGGTGATCATCCGGGTTTCCACCTGTGGCGCGCCTATGTTCCGCAGCGGGACTGGGCCAGCATCGCTGTGGAATATGCGCAGGTCATGGGTTGGACCGGATTGGCGCTGACCGAGGCTGGGGAAGCGGTGATGCGCGATCCGGTGGATGCGCAGACCGAGCAGACCTTCTGGAACGACGTTCTGGGGTTGCCCTATGAGCAGGCCAGCAAGGGCCCCGACTGGGAGAAGCTGCGCGACCGGGTCGAGAATGCGGATAGCGAGACCGGGCGGCCGATCCAGCGGGGGATGGTTCCGGCGACGGGCGTGATCCTCGCAGCCGGTGTCGACTGTCAGGGCGACCGGATCGAGGTGCAGATCGTTGCCTTCGGGCGGAACTATCGGCGGTGGGTGATCGATAATCAGGTGATCCCGCATCACATCAGCACGGATGAGGCCCGCGGCGCGCTGAACCAGCTTCTGAAGAGCAGCTGGCGCACCGAGGCTGGTCGCAGGATCGCGCTGGACGTGTTGGCGATCGACGGTGGTGCTTACACCGAGGACGTCTGGGACTGGGCGCTGACGCATCCGTTCACGCGGGTCATGGTGACCAAGGGCGCGACCAGCGCCATGGCGCCACCCTTGAAGCGGATGGAGTTCGACAAGCGCACGGACCGGATGGCCCGGCGCAAACGCAAGCAGGGGTTCGTGGTCGGCGTCAGCCAGCTGAAGGCGGATTTCTACACCTGGCTCGATAAGGCAGATCCGGCGGAACGCGGGTTTTGCCGGTTCGCTGCTGGTCTCGGCGATGAATATTACCGTCAGATCACCTCGGAAGTGCGCATCCTGAAGCGGGCCACTTCAGGCGTGATGGTCAGCCGGTGGGTGATCGCGGAAGCCGGGCGGCGCAACGAGGCGCTCGACACGATGATCATGGCCGAGGCAGGGGCCCGCTATAAACAGTGGACCTACATGAGCGATGCGGCGTGGGATCAGCTCGATGCAGAACGGGGCGGGCCTGCCGAGGAACCGCAGGGCGATCTGTTCAGTCTCGCCATTCCGGTGGTCGCACCGCAACCGGTGGCCGAGGCCCCGGTGCCGCCCACTGTGCCGCCGGTCTCGGGGCAGATCGCGCCGCGGCCGGTTGCCGCGCCAAAAGAGGATGATGGCCCCGCATGGGTGCCAGAACGGAAGGACTGGATATGAGCTACACGCAAGCCCAAGTCGATGCACTGCGCGCAGCCATCGCCACCGGCGCCCTCGAAGTCCAGAACGGTCAGGAGCGGGTCAAGTATCGCAGCCTTGAGGAAATGCAGCGGGTGCTCGCGATGGCCGAGGCCTCGATGGCCGGGGCGGCAGGCGTCCGCCCGACCCATTTTCACCCGACCTTCGATCGCGGCCTCTGAGGGGATTGAGATATGAACCTGCTTGACCGCGCAATCGGGGCTGTGGCGCCGATGGCCGCGCTACGCCGTGCGCGGGCGCGGGCGGCACTGAATGCGGTAATGCACTTTGAGGCAGCAACAGCCGGGCGGCGTGGTTCGTCCTGGCGTCCTGCTGCAAGTGATGCCGACACCGCTGCAGATCCAGCGCGCCACCGGCTGGCCTTCATTGCGCGTGACATGGTCCGCAACACGGCCTTCGCAAGCCGTGTACAGGGCGTTGTGGCCAACAATGTGGTGGGCGATGGCATCATCCCGAAAGTAAGGGGAAAGTCGAAGGCTGCTCGCGAGAGCCTGCTGGCGGCGATCGAGGCGCATTGCGACACCACGGCGATTGATGCGGATGGCCGGCAGAACCTCTATGGCCTGCAGCGCCTCGCGATGAACACCGTGGTCGAGGCCGGTGAGGTTCTGATCCGGTGGCGCCCGCGCGACCTTTCGGACAAGCTGCCGCTGCCGTTCCAGATCCAGATCCTCGAGCCCGACTATCTGGACGACAGCCGCGATGGCCAATTGGACAACGGCAACATTGTCGAAGGCGGGATCGAGTTCGACAGGATCGGGCGCAGGGTAGCCTATTACCTGTTCTCGCAGCATCCCGGCGCGATGGGGTCGCTGCGTCGTCGTTGGGAAAGCCACCGCATCCCGGCGGATTCGGTCTTGCACATCTACCGTCAGGACCGCCCAGGACAAATGCGCGGTGTCAGCTGGTTTGCGCCGGTTGCGCTCCGGTTGCAGGACTTTGCAGATGGGCAAGATGCCCACCTGATGCGTCAGAAGATTGCCGCCTGCTTCACGGCATTCCGTGTGGCGCCGGATGCCGAGCATCCCGGCACCGATCCTCAGGACCCTGCCGGGCTCTCCAGCCTGTCGCCGGGTCGGGTGCAGAGCCTGCAGCCGGGTGAGGATATCCGCTTTGGCACACCGCCCGGCGTGACAGGCGTCGAAGAATTTTACCGCTGGGTCATGCGCGCTGTCAGTGCGGACATGGGCCTTACCTATGAGGCTGTGACCAACGACTTTTCGGGCGTCAACTTTTCCTCGGCGCGCATGGCGCGGATGGAGATGGATCGGAACGTCAGCAGCTGGCAATGGCTGATGATGGTTCCTCAGATGATGCAGCCGATCGGGCGCTGGATCATCGAAGACTGGGCCATCGTGAACGGCAAGAATCCGGCCAGCGTGTCGCTGGACTGGGTGCCGCCGCCGCGGGTGATTGTCGATCCGACCCGGGAAATCCCGGCCATGGCAGATCAGGTCCGGGCAGGGTTCACCAGCCGCGGCGAGATCGTCCGGCGGCTCGGATACGATCCGGAGCGGGTCAACGAGGAAATTGTCGAAGAGCGCGCAGCCGACCGCGTGGCAGGGCTGATCTTCGACAGCGATGCGGGCGCGGTGAAAGGGCTGCGGCCCTATCCACCCGAAGATGCGCCCCCTCAAAAAGGAGATGAGGCATGAACGAGATCAGGCTCTACGGCAGCGTCGGGGGCAGCTGGTGGGATGAAGAGTTCTTCACCGCCGCTCAAGTGCGCGAGCAGCTGGACAGCGTGTCAGGCCCCCTGACAGTCCGGATCAATTCTGGTGGCGGGATCGCGTCAGAGGGGCAGGCGATCTACACCATGCTGGTCGACTACCCAGACGAGGTGCATGTGGTCATCGACGCAGTCGCCATGTCTGCGGCCAGCCTGATTGCCATGGCAGGCGACACGATCACCATGCGCCTCGGCAGCTACATGCTGGTGCATGACCCGGCTCAGCCGTGGGCCGAAGGGCGCGGCACCTCTGCGGACCATCAGCGCGCTGCCAAGCAGCTTGAGGTTGTCGCCGGTGCCTATGCCGCCGTCTACGCTAAGCGCGCCGGGATCATTGTCGAGGAAGCGCGCCAGATCATGCGCGACGAAACCGTCATGGACGGCCCGACCGCGCTGATGCTGGGCTTTGCCACGGCTGTTGATGACGCCGTCGAGGCCGAGCCGGTCGCGCGGTTCGATTACAGGATTTACGCCCACGCGCCGCAGTCGCTGCGCGAGGCGTCACAGGTTCTGGGCGCACAGCCCGGAAAGGCGGCCATTGTGGCCATGATGTCGGGGATGCCCCGCAAACCGAAACAGGAGACCACGATGGCGGAAGAAGCCACCGAAACGCCGGCGGTGGAGGCCGCCGAAGAGGAACTGACCCAAACCGAATCCGGCGAGGGGCAGCAGGAAGAGCAGCCCGCGCCCGAGACGGTGACCGCCTCTGCGACGGACCGCCAGCGCGCGCAGCGCATCCGCGACACCGTGGCCATGGCCGGTTTTGAGCCGTCGATGGCCCTCGACATGATCACCCGTGGCCTCTCCGCTGAACAGGCGCTGGCCGAAATCCTGACCAAACGCAAAGAGGGAGACGCGACCATGAGCGGCGCGAACCATTCGGGTCACCGCCCGGCCACGATCACCGCAGATGCGCGTGACAAGTTCCGCGAGGGTGCCGAGCGCGCCCTGATGATGAAGGCGGGGCTGAAAGGCGGCGAACGGAACGAGTTTTCCAGCCTGTCGCTGGCTGAGATGGCGCGCGAATGCGTGGTCATGTCGGGCCACAATGGCCGCTTCAACAGCCGCATGGAAATGGTGGGCTATGCCTTCACCATGGCTGGGGCCCATTCGACCAGCGACTTCGGCAAGATCCTGCAGAACATTCAGGGCAAGGCTGCGCTGGCTGGCTGGGATGAGGCGCCCGAGACCTATCCACTGTTCACCCGTGCTGGTGCACTGACCGACTTCAAGGCGACCACCCGCGTGGGTCTGGGCCTGATGTCCTCGCTGCCCAAGGTCGAAGAAGGTGCGAACTACAGCTTCGGCACTGTGGGCGACCGTGGCGAGCCGATTGCGCTGGCCACCTATGGCCGGATGATCCGCATTACCCGGCAGGCTATCATCAACGACGATCTGTCGATCCTCGGTAGCATCCCGCAGAAGATGGGCCGCGCTGCCCGTCGCACGATCGGTGATCTGGTCTTCGCGATCATTACCGGGAACCCTGCGATGTCGGATGGTGTGGCGCTGTTCCATGCCACGCATGCCAACCTGGCAGGCACCGTGGGGGCGCCCAGCGTCACCACCATGGCGGCGGGACGCGCTGCGATGCGCGTCCAGCGCGAGGCGGCGGGCGGTCCGGTGTTGAACATCACGCCGAAGTACATGCTGGTGCCTGCGGCTCTGGAGACGGTTTCGGCGCAGCTGCTGACCTCGAGCTTCGAGCCCACCGCGAACAAGGGGCATGCCACCAACCCTGTTGCGGGTATGGCTGAGCTGATCGTGGACGGTCGCCTCGATGTCGCATCGGCAACCGCCTGGTATCTGGCGGCTGACCCGAATGCCTTCGACACCATCGAAGTCGCTTATCTGGATGGCGTGCAGGCGCCCTTCATCGAGCAACAGCAGATGTGGACGGCAGACGGTGTGGAGATGAAAGTCCGCATCGATGCGGGCGTTGCTCCGCTCGACTTCCGCACCCTCTACAAGAACGCCGGCGCCTGATCCGGATTGACCTGATGTGACGAAGGGGCGGCCATCGTGCCGCCCTTCGTCGTTCTGCAACCATGAAACCTGAGGGTTGAACATGAAAAACTACGTCGACAACGGCGATACCGTGACGGTCGCCGCCCCCTATGCCGTCACTTCGGGCCTCGGCGCGCTGGTCGGCACCCTGTTCGGTGTCGCGCAAGCCGATGCCGGGAACGGCGCCACGGTCGTGCTGGTCACGCGTGGCACCTTCGACCTCGTGAAGGCTGCCTCGCAGGCCTGGACGGTCGGCGCCGCGATCTACTGGGACAATGCCGCGCGCGCATGCACCACCACGGTCGGTTCCAACACGCTGATTGGCAAGGCCGTCGCAGCGGTTGGCAGTGGCGCTGGCGAGACCATCGGTCGCGTGCGGCTGAACGGCTGACGCAATGTCCAGCCTCTTCGCGGGCATGTCCGGCATCATCGTCGGCACCTTTGGTCAGCCGGATATCCTCTATGTGCCGAAGGTTGGCGGCGCACGGCGCATTCCGGGCGTGTTCCGCGAAGCGCCGACTGAAGCGATCGATCAGGACGGCCACCCCGTCCTGATCGTTGCCCCGACATGGCGCGTGCAGCGGCATCTGGTGCCGGAAATCGCCAAGGGGGATCGGATCGAACCGGGGAACGGCAAGATCTACGCCGTTCTGAACCACGACCCGTCAGGATCGCCCGCCGAGGATGCCTTCCTGATCTGCGAACTGGAGAGGATCTTCGATTGAGCCAGCGAACCGCATTCCGTGCCCTTGCGCGCCAGGCGCTGTCGGCTGACCCGCGCATGGTCGAGCTTACGCAGCTTTCGGCCTGGGCGGGCAGCATCCCGGCCGAGATTCTGCCGGTGATCGGTGTCGTCACCCCGCAAGAGCGGGCGGCGATGGACAATATGGGCGTGATGGAGCGCTCGACGCTGCTGCAGGTCGTCGTGAAGCGCCTCGGTGGGGATGATCTGGAAGACATCCTCGATGAGGACGCCGATGCGATCGAGAAATGCATCGTGGCTGCGTTCTTCGCATCCGATTTCCGCTGCCTGCCGGAAAACATGACCGTCACGCTGAATGGCGAAGGCGAGCAGCGCGTCGGCACGGTCGTGGTGGATTTCCGCGTGACCTGGTTCCGCGACCTCGACGGCACGCTCGCCTGAAACCCGTGTCCGGCTGCCGATCGCGGCCGGACGCTTTCCCCGAAACCCTGCCAATGAGGACATCCCATGGCGACCATCGTGAAGACCCAGATGCGTGGCCCCGGCCAGCGCACCGTGACCGAGACCACGCTCGGCGCCTCGAACGACTTTGTCTATGCGCCGGGCAACGGCGAGATCCTGATCCTGCGCAACCCGACTGCTGGCGCGGTCGCGTCGGTCATCGATGGCGCCGGGGCGACGTCGAAGGCCGTTCCGGGTGTCGGCAACGTCGATCTTTCGGCGGGCTACAGCGTCGGCTCCATTCCGGCCGGTGGCGTCCGCGCCATCCCGCTCGACACCATCGCGGCCTATCTCGAAGGCGCCATCAGCATCACCGGCACCGGCCTTGTGGCCGCGCTGCTTACCTTCTGAGGCTAGCCATGGCACGTCTCATCAATTCCACACGCCGCGACATCGTGCTTCCGACCCGACATGTTGTTCCCGCGCAGGGTCAGGGTCAGGGTCAGGGTCAGCTCGAAACCACCAACGAGGTCATCAACTGCGCGGATAACTGGCCCAAGGTGAATGGCCTGATCCTCGCGGGTGATCTGGTCGCCGAGTTTGACCCACCGCCCGAGCTTGCAGTGGCTCCGGCGCCGGTCATCGCTGCGCCCGCACCTCAAGACGCGGAAGCCGGTTCCGATCCGGCTGCTGCAAGCAAGGCCCCGCGCCAGAAACCCTGATTGCCGCTGTCCGCGGGCTGGCCCGATCGGGCCGAACAGCGGGCATCCCCCACCTGAAAACCGGATCAGCATAAGTCGCCGCGGGCGACCCTGATCGCATGCCAAGAAAGGGCAATCCCATGGCGAACGCCATTTCCTACATCGGGGCCACCATCGGCTGTGTGGTCGGTGTCCCCGCGACTGTCGACTCGACCGGCTTCGGCGCGTTGACCTACACGACCATCGGCAAGATCGCGTCCTTCGGTGAAGTGGGCGATACGGCGGCTGATACGACCGTCGATCTGCTCGATGGCCGTATCGAGCACGTCAACGGCGCGAAGGATGGCGGTGCGGTGCCCTTCACGATCCGTGCCGACGCAGACGACCTCGGCCAGCCGATTCTGAAGGCGCAATCAAACGGGAACAACGAGGTCTCGTTCCGCATCGTCGATCCGGATGGCCGGATTTCCTACTTCTACGGCAAGGTTGCCAACGTGCGCGATACCGAAAGAACGTCAAGCAACTACAAAGGCTTCACCGGCGAAGTTCGTGTGAACAGCCCGACGATCCGCACCTAACGGCTTCGCGCCCCGCGTCCGGGGCGTGATCGGGCCGTCGAGGCCGTGGTTCAGCCCCGGCGGCCCACCATGAACCAGAACCCCAAGGAACAGAGATATGGATTTCACCAAGTTCGACAGCCGCGCTGCGGCGGAAGTCGCTGGCCGTTTGCATCTGGCGCACCCCGCCACCGGCGAGCTGCTTTATGCAGATGAGAAGCGCGAAAAGCCTTGCATCGTGCTGGTCCGTGGCTCGGAAAGCCGCACTGTGCAGACAGCTCTGCGCGCGGTCCGCAATGCCAAGATGTCGGGTGCGAAGAAGGCCGAGACCGCCCAGACCCTTGAGGATCTGCATCAGGCGATGGTCGATGGCGCCAAACCCTTGATTGCCGGGTTCGAGAATGTCGCGCGCGGGGAGGCTGCAGCCACCTCTGCTGATGTTGACTGGTTTCTGAACCTGCAGCTGATCAATGGCCGTGAAGGCGAAAAGGCCTTTGTCGAGCAGGTGATCGAGTTTGCCACGGATCGTTCGAACTACCTGGGAAACGCATCGCAAAGCTGATCCTGACGGCACGGCAGTGGGGTCACCTGCATGCCGTGCCAAAGGACTGTGGCGGCGAAAGCTGGTTGAAGCGGGCGCAGCGGTTGAAGGAGCCACTGGGCCTGCCTGAATTGGACGAGGGCGAATATCTGGTCGAGGCATTGTTCCGTCTCGGCCCGACCCGGAACAACGGCATGTCTGTCACCGCAACAGACTGGCAAGAGATTCAGGCCTTCGCCGAACTTACCGGCCGGATTTCGGAGCCATGGGAAGCCGAGGTGCTGTTCGACATGTGTCGCGGCTATCACGAGGCGCGCCTCGCAGGTGAGGATCCTCTGGCCATGCCGCCGGTCGAGATCGAGGCGCAGGGCCACGCGTGAGCGGTTACGGCGGCGATGCCGCCGACCAACATCCACCCAAGAACATCATCGCATGCGGGGCTCTGCGGAGTCGTCGCAAAGAGGTATGGCATGTCCACTTCCGCACAGATGAAGGCCACTCTTGGCCTCGATGTCTCTCAGTTCGAGACCCGTGCCCGGGATGCGGCCAATACCGCGAAGCAGATGGGTGCGCAGATCTCGCGGGCATTGGATGGATCCAAGGCCTCGGCGCGTTCGCAGGCAAGTGCGTTCGAGCAACTTCGCGCCTCGATCGATCCGGCCTATGCTGCATCGCAACGCTATGCACAGTTGCAGCGCCAGATTTCCGGCTATGTCGAGGCGGGTGTCACCAGCCAGCGCACGGCGAACATGGTTCTGGAACAGGCGGCCTCAAAATACATGGGAGTCGCGACGGCGGCTGAACGGGCGCAGGCCGCGCAGCGCGACCAAGCGCAGTCGACCATGCTTGCCAAGCAGAGCTATGACGCACTGCGCACGTCCCTCGACCCGCTTTATGCTAGCAGCAAGCGCTATGAACAGGCGCAAGAGACCCTGACGGCTGCAGTGGCGGCAGGGATCATCAAGCAGGAAGAGGCGGCCCGTGTCCTGCATATGGCCAATCAGCGGTATCTCGCTGTGGCACCTGCTGCCAAGGCTGCGACGTCGGGCATCAGCAAGTTCGCTCCGGCAATCACAAATGCTGGCTTCCAGGTGCAGGACTTCGCCGTCCAGGTGGCGAGTGGTCAGTCAGCCATGATGGCCTTCGCGCAGCAGTTTCCGCAGCTGATTGGCGTGCTCGGGTTTAGCGGCAAGCTGGCGATGGCCGGTGCTGCAATCGGGACGTTCGCCGCGGTGGCCTTTGCGGTTGCGCCGATGCTGTTCGATATCGGCAAGAAGGCAAAGAGCGCGGAAGATCACATCGATGGAATGAACAGCGCACTGAACGCGGCGCAGGCCGCCGTTGATGCGGCGCTTCTCCCGCTCGACAAGCTTGTCGAGAAATACGGTAACCTTGCCCTAGTCGTGCGTCAGGCATCGGTCAATATTGCCGAGTTGAAGTTGGCAGAAGCGCTGACTGCGGTGGACGAGTCGTTGAAATCCACCGGCAACCAGTTTTCCTACTTGCTGGGGTCCATTTATGACCTTGAGGGGCTGACCTCGAAGATGGCGATGCCATCCGCCATGAAGGACTTGGAAAACCGCGTGAGGGCCCTCGGCGCGCAATTCGGCCTCACCGAGGACGAGGCGCGCAAACTGCTCTCTGCATATCAGGCTATGCGAGATGCAGAGGGACCGGAAGCGCAGACGCGCGCTGCTGCGGCGATGGCCGAAGAACTCAAACGCGCATATGGCAGCGCATCCGCCATGCCAAAAGAGGTGCGCGAGCTCTACTCGCTGCTGAACAGCACGACGATGCCAGCCGCCGAATTGGACCGTCTCACGCGCATGGCGAGCCAAGCCCTCGGAGTTGCTACCAGCGAGACATTCAACTGGGCCTCGGCTATGTCAGGTGTTCGCGCCGAGATCTATGGCATCGTCTCGGCGCTTTCACAGATTGGCGGAGGCATGATTTCCCGCGCCGCCAAGTTCGTGGAACTTAATGCGTTGAAAGCCGGAAACTCCCTGGCAGATGCAAGGGTCGAGGTGGAGAAGTTCAACACGGCGGTCGAATACAACGGCAAGATCCTCGCGGCAGAAGGCAAGGGAACCTTTCTGGGTGATGTCGAGGCCAAGGCGTGGCGCGCAGCCAAGGCATTGGACCTGTCGAACATCGCTCTCGACACCAATCTGGACGCACAACGCAAAGCTACGGCGGAATCCGAGCGCCTTGCGGGTCGGAAGGGCGGGTCTGGCGCTGCATCGTCGGACAAGGTCTCACAGGCGCTCGACAAGGAAGCGCAAAAGTGGCTCGACACCATCGATCCGATGAACCGCTACCAGCGTGAGATGTCCGAGCTGCTGCAGCTTCAGGGGCGCCTGTCCAAAGAAGATATGGCGAAGGCGATCAAGAAGTTGAACGGCGATCTTGCCGACAGCATCCCGATGGTCGGCGACCTGTCGAACGCCTGGGCGGATTTCGTGGTGTCGGGCGGCAAGGACATTGAGGGGCTCGGCGATCTGTTCAAGGGTGTCCTGAAGCAGATGATCGCCGATGCGGCCAAGAACCAGATCATGCTGTGGCTGCAACCCCAAGTCGCTGGCGGCACTCCTGGCGTGATCCCTTCGCAAGGCGGCGCGGGCGGCACCCTGAGCAACTTCGGCGGTCTCTTTGCCAAGGACGGCTGGTTGATGACCGGCCTCAACAGTGGCACCGGCATTCTTGGCACCGTGGGCGGCTGGCTCGGCATGGGCGGGCAGGCGGCAGGCGCGGCTGGCGCGGCCAGCGGGATCATGGGCACGCTCGGCAGCGTCGGGTCGATGATGGGCACCGTGGGCGCGATCATCGGCGGCATTGGCATGGTGGTGTCGCTCGGCAAGAAGCTGTTCGGGCGCGAGCTGAAGGATACCGGGATCAGCGGCGTGTTCAGCGGCGCGGGTTTCTCGGGATCGTCCTACAAGTATTACAAGGGCGGCCTGCTGCGCTCGGACAAGACCTCTTACGAGGCGCTTGACCCGGTTGTGCAATCGACGATCGGTGCGGCCTATGGCGATCTGCGCAGATCGGTGAAGGGCATGGCGGGCGTGCTCGATCTCGGGACCGATGCGATCAAGAATTTCTCCTACGAGTTCAAGATCAGCACCAAGGACATGACCGAAGAGCAGGCCCTGCAGGCGCTGCAGGACGAAATGGCAAAGGCCGGTTCCGGCATGGCCGAGCTGATCCTCGGGACCAAGCGCTACACCGAGGCGGGTGAAACCGCCCTCGATACGCTGACCCGGCTGTCTTCCAGCCTGACCGCGGTGCGCCAGGTCGCGCTGTTGCTGGGGCATACCTTCGACATGGTCGGTCTGCGCGGTGGTGACGTGGCCTCGAACCTTGCCAAGGCGTTCGGTGGGGCCGAGTCCATGGGCACGGCGGTGCAGGCCTATTGGCAGACGTTCTACACCGATGGTGAGCGCATCCGCACGCTGACCCGCCAGACGTCGCTGGAATTGCACAAGATGGGCGTGTCGATGCCCCGGACCCGTGAGCAGTACCGCGCCCTGATCGAAAGCCTCGACCTCTCGGAGAAAAGCTCGCACAAGCTCTATGCCACGCTGATCGGCCTGTCGGGCGCCATGGACCAGATCCTGCCGACCGTGTCGAACCTGACGCGCGAGATGGAGCGGCTGCAGGGCAGGGTGGTCACCATCATGGACAAGATCGCGACCGGCCTGACTGCAGCGATTCAGGCCAATCAGACGGCGGCGGGTGAATGGCGCAAGGCGGGCGACGGCATCCGGGACTATCTGGACAAGCTGCGCGGCACGGCCTCGGCCCTGATTTCGCCCATGCAGGCGCGCGCCTACAACCAGATGAAATGGATGACGACGCTGGCCTCGGCGCGGGCGGGTGATCTGACGGCCGCCGGGAACCTGACCGGTGCGGCTGGCAGCTATCTGGACAGCGTCAATGCGACGGCCGGCACGCGGCTAGAGGCGGCCCGGGCGCAGGCCCGCGTTGCGGCGTCTCTCGGCCTCTTCGCGAACAAGACCGAGACGCAGGCCGACAAGCTGGATCGCATCGCGACGATTCAGGGGCGGCAACTCGCCCTGATCGAACGGCTGCAGGCGCTGATGGATGCGGGCAAGACGATCAGTGCCGAGCAGCTGGACCTGCTGCGCACCCAGCTGGGCGATCTGGATCGCAAGATCATGCGCGTCAACGTCGCCGGGTTCGAGGGCGCCACCTCGCTGCTGCCCAAGGGCCAGATGCAGAGCCTTCGCACGGCACTGGACGATTTGCGCGATGCGATCCTCGCGGAAACCGCACGGCAGAAGCATGAGGCCTCGGTCACCAAGCTGAATGCGCTTGTCGGCAACCTGACGAAGAACAAGAAGGGCAACGTCTTTGTCGATGACAAGGATCTGTCCCGGATGGCGCGCATCGCCGGGATCGATGCCGAGGGCCTGACCGCCAATCAGCTGCGTAAGCGGCTGGTAAACTTCGACGGCGGCGATCTGTTGAAAGGCACGGTCTACGATCCGACCGGCTCGAAGGAACAGGCCTATCTCGATCGACTGCGCGGCCCTCGCAATACCACGGGCCCGGAGCCTCAATGGGCCGAGGGTCTGCTGGGCTTCTGGCAGAAGATCTACAATAACCCGAACATCACCGTTCAAGACATCATGGCAGCGTCCAAGGGCGGCACCCCGCTCTCGGATATTCCCGGCGCGCTTGAGGTCGAAAAGGTCAAGAAGAAGGTCAAGAAGTTCGCGGAGGGTGGCTATCACGCCGGGGGCCTGCGCCTGGTGGGCGAGGAGGGGCCCGAGCTGGAAGCGACCGGCCCGTCGCGGATCTACAGTGCCAGCCAGACTCGCAACATCTTCGACATGACCGGGCTCACGCGAGAGTTCCGGGCCATGCGCGAGGAACTGAAGCAGATGCGGGAAGAGAACCGGCAGCTCGGTCTCGCGCTCGCCGACAACACCCGCAAGACGCAGCGGATCATGCAGCAATGGAACCAGACCGGTATCCCGTTGCAGGAGGGAACCCCGTGAACATCATGGAACCTGTGACGGTGGCCGAGGCCAACATGGTCTCGTCCAACGTCCCGGAAACCGACCATGCCGCGTGGTCGTCAGCCACGACCTATGCCTTGGCTGACCGGGTGATCCGCAATCACCGGGTCTATGAGAGCGTGCAGGCCGGAAACACCAACCACGATCCGCTGACCGATGCGACCAGCACCTGGTGGCTCAATGTCAGCGCCACCAACCGCTGGAAGGCCTTCGACGGCGGGTTGTCTGACCCCGTGATGCAGGTGGGTGATATCGTCTACACCCTGAGCTTTTCCAAGACAGCGGATTGCGTGGCGATCTTCGGGCTCGACGCGGCCGAGGTCCAGTTGAAGGTCACCGACCCCGTCGAGGGTGTGATCCATGATCAGACCTATCCGCTGATTTCCAGCGAAGAGGTGCATGACGGCTGGACCTATTGCTTTGCGCCCTTCACCTTCTCCACCGACCTGATGGTGCGGTCATTGCCGATCTACAGCGGCTGCGATCTGGAGGTGACGGTTTCGTCCACCGGCGCGACCAAGGTCGGCGAAATCTTGATCGGGGATGACCATTACATCGGCAAGACGCTGGTCGATACGGCCATCGGCCTGCAGGACTATTCGGTCAAGGAACGTGATGCCTGGGGCGCGATGCAGATCGTGGAGCGCGGCTTCACCCGGACGGTGGATTACCGCTTTGCCTTCGACACGACCGATGCGCGCCGCATCCAGCGGATCATGTCCCGCATCCGGGCACGGGTGGCCGTGTTCAGCGGCGGCGATGGCGCCGACCAATACGGGGTGACCATCCCCGGTTTCTACAAGGATTTCAGCGTCCCGCTGACCACCAACGTCAGCTTCGGCTCGCTCGAAGTCGAAAGCCTCATCTGAAAGGTGACCTATGCCGATCACGCCGCCGCCTGATGTTCCCAGCCGGACCAACCCCTCGACCTTCAGCGCGCGCATGGATGCGTTTCTCGCGTGGTTCCCGGATTTCGTTGACGACTACAACGATGACGGCGCGCTGCGTGGTGCGATCTATGTCGGCGTTGCGGGTGGCTCGGCCAATGCGCTGACCTTCACCACCGGCGTCTTCAGCGGTTCGATCCCGACCGGAGCAATCTTCCGGTTTCAGGTGGCGGCGGCGAACACGGGCGCGGTCACGATCAATGTCGACGGGATCGGTGCTGTCACTGCCTACACCGCCACCGGGGCTCCGATGCCGGCAGGGTATCTGACCACTGGTCAGGTCTACACGGCCTACTGGACTGGATCGTCCTGGCGTGTGGACCGCCCGATCGAACGCGGCAGCAATGCCAATGGCGAGTATGTCCGGTTCGAGGATGGCACGCAGATCTGCATCCACTCGATCACCGGGTCTGCGACGACCACCGCAGCAGGCTCGATCTTCACCAGCGGTGACGACAGCTGGACATTTCCGGCGGCGTTCGTGTCCACAACTGGCCTCGCTCTCGCTGCAACCTCGAACTTCTCTGGGCGATGGATCAACGTCTACGCTGCGACCACCACAACCGCGACAATCCGGCAGTTCAACGCCACATCAAACGCGAGCACGCCGTCCCTTCGGTTGCTTGCCATCGGCCGCTGGTACTGAGGAGATCCCCACATGCGCATCCACTTTTCTCCCATCTTCGCTGATGGAACGCTTTCGCTTGCCCGTGAGGGCGATACGCTTGTCATCGATGGCGAGTCCTTCGACTTCTCCCAGCTGGCCGAGGGTCATGTTCTGCCCCGCGCTGCGGTGTCCTGCGCCATGGTCGCGTCGGACGTCACGCGGCAGGATGGCCAGATCGTCCTGACGCTGATCCTGCCTCACGGCGCTGATGCAGACGAGGCCATCCGCTTCCCGGCGCCGGTCGATCTGCTCGAGGATGGTCCCGTGGTCGCGCCGGGCCTGACCCCGCCGAACGAGGCCACGACGATCGGGGATATCGATTGGCCCCAAGCCTACAACCCGGGCGCGCCGGTTGTCCCGGCCGAGGTGAGCCGGTTTCAGGCGCGCGCGGCGCTGCACATCGCGGGGCTGCTTCCCTCGGTCGAGGCGGCGCTTGCTGCGGCGGACCCTCTGGCGCAGATCGCATGGGCCGATGCTCAGGTGTTCCGCCGCGACAGTCCGACCATTGCAGCCCTTGCTGCGGCCATCGGCATGACCGAGGCGCAGATCGATGCCCTGTTCATTCAGGCGGCGCAGATACAGGCCTGACGGCCTCCCACACAAATTACCACGCGCAGGAGACCGGAATTGGATATGCCGCCCACGAACGGCGGGGGCTTGATTGCCTCCATACAAGCACTGACTGGCGCGGCAGGCGCCACACTGACCGCCGCCGCGATTGGGCGGCTGATCTATCACGGTGGCGAGGTCCGGGCCGGACGGCGCCCGCTGATCGGCCTGCACCTGATCTGGGAGGTCCCGACCGCTGTTGGCATGGCGTTCGTGGGCGAGGCGCTTGGGTCTTATCTCGGCCTGTCGTCAACCGTCACCACGGGCATCGTTGCAACGCTGTCCTACCTCGGCCCGCGCGGCGCGCGCGACATCATTGACCGGGTTTTCGGCTCCAAGCCCTGAGCGGTCTAACAACGGTCTAACAAACGCCCCGCCATCGTGCGGGGCTTTTTCATTGGAGACTGACATGTCCAAAGACGCGATGTCGGCGCTGCAAGATGCGCTGACCGATCTCGGCTATCCCTGCGGCAAGGTCGACGGGATCTGGGGCGCCAAGACCCGTGCCGCCGTCACGGCCCTGCTGAGTGCCGATGGCAAGCCCGGCCAGCCCGATGTGACGGGCGCCGAACTGCCTTGGGTGGCGCAGGGTCGGCTGGTCATGGGCTGGCATGAGGTCAGCGACAAGGCCCGGCTGTCGGAGTTCCTGCGCAGCGATGGCAAGGCGCTCGGCGATCCCGCGGTGCTGCCGTGGTGCGGCGACTTCGTCGAGACCTGCATCAAGCGTGCGCTGCCGGATGAGCCGTTCACCGGGGATCTGGGCAAGAACCCCTACTGGGCGCGCAACTGGCTGATGTTCGGGCGTGTGACCCAGCCGACCTATGGCGCGGTCCTGGTCTTCGGTCGCGACGGTGGCGGGCATGTCGGCTTCGCGGTGGGCGAGGAAGGCTCTTACTTCCACGTCCTCGGCGGCAACCAGTCCAACACCGTCAGTATCGCCAAGATCGCGAAGAGCCGCCTGCTCGGCGCGCGCTGGCCCACCTCCTTCGAGGCGCGGCCGATCTCCCTGCCGCAGATGAAGGGCGGCGTCATCACCACAAACGAAGCCTGAAAGGAAACCCCATGAACGTCCTGCAATACCTCGAC